TATACTATCTTGCAGTGTCCAATGAGCGAAATCTGAGTTTGGACCTAAATATCTAAACTTCATATTATCCCAATGGTTTTGCATACCTATCTTACTCAGCTCAGAACTTCCGTTAGCAAAGTGAGTATATGATTTCTCTAATATATGTGTATTAAATTGTGCTGGTCCAACTTGGAATGCACCGATGTTAAAGCTAATTTCACCAGCTGGTAGTTGATTACCAAATTGTGTTTGGTTATTTCCCGATGTAAGTAACTGAATAAATATTGCAATCTCACCAAAGAACTTAAATCCTGCTGGGTGTACTAATCGTGCAAATGCGTTACTCCAGTCTGCTACGTTTGCACCAGTTCTTAATACATATGAAAACTTTTGATAATAATAAGAATCTTGAATAAACTTTTTATCTGATAAGAATCCATTAGCTGATGTAAATAAACCCTTTGCATATGTTCTTACAACATCACCATTTGATAATGCACTTGCAAATGTTAATTTATATTTAGTAGTCGAATCAGAATAAACTGATTCGGTATAATCTGTACCTGGAGTTTTATAATCGTTATTAACAAACACAATATCATCATCAAATAATGCCGGGTTACCTGCATCATTATTTCCAGTTACTTCAGTTGGTGTACCTGATATTGTAAATGTGTTTATTGGAGTAAATGCTGTTCTATCAGCTTGAACTGCCGCCGCTTGATCTGTCCAATCTCCATCTGAAGGATTTAATACATCTACATATGGAAAATATGTTTCTACCTCATCATCATATATCATTCTAAAGAATGCTGTAATAGATTCAGGTGTACCACGTGACTTATAGAATTCAACTAAACGCTTATAAAACATCCTTGGATCTGTAGCGAAGTCTCTTGGTACAGCAACACCGATTTCATTTTGCAACTCAGTAAGTAGATTCTCTTCTACGTAATCGATATCTCTTTGTATATCTAATGCATTAAGATAGAATCCAGAATCATTTGAACGTTCTAAATATAATGCATATGTCTTAAGAAAATTAACTAGGTCAGGATATGTAGATTCTACATGATCAGGTACTAGTTCATCTATGTAAGATGATATATTATATTTTCCAAGACTATTTGACATTACGCGCTCGTTGTATTATAATCAATACCAGCAGTTGTACCACCAGTAGCCATTGTATCTATCTCACCTGAAATAGCAGCACTTGAAGTTTGTATACTAAGTAACACGTTTCTTGCAGGAGATACATCAGTACTCGCTGGTTTAACCGTGACATCGATAGTAGTTTGCCCTGTAGGTAATGCAGTTGGATTAAATGAGGTAAGTGTAACTACCCCAGTAGTTTCATTTATCGTACCAGCGTTTGTATCTAATATTAAACCACCTGAGTCAACTACTTGAATAATGCGTATTCCAGAATCTGTATCATAGTAGTCTTTTAGCTTTGCTTGAGCTGTACCATTAAATGTAAATGTATTTGATGTTACATAAGAACCAAGAGCTGAAGAAGTACCATCTAAATCAGTTAATGGTTGATTAAACTTTAAAGAATATGATTTAGCAGTACCAAGTGTAGGCGTGACTTTCTTCGTCATCTTTACGCGTGTAACATTAGATATAATGGCAACATTAGTATCATCAATCTTTTTAGCTACATTTGATAATCTAAATACACCACCAAATGTTTTTAACACGTCTGTGTTGTGTTGCACTAATGTGTTCCTTATAGATGTTGCCAACCCTGATGCAGTTACTGTAGCTTTGTTAGGGTTAAATTTAAAGAATACTTCTAAGTCAATATATGTATACTCGGGATCAATGAGAACCGGGGTAATACTTACGACGTTTTTAGGCTTGAGGATTTGTGTTTTAATTGTTTCTTTCTGCACCTCAGTTAATGTATCTGCTGATTTTGGTTTAATACTCACATACACTTTACCATAATCAGGAACATCATGTGATTCTCCGCCCCATACCGATACAGCATCTACATCTCCAAATTCGTTTTGAATGATTGCCTTATAATCATCAGGTGTAACCGCTCTATTTTGAGATACAAATGATAATGGAGCATTAAACTTAATTGCTTCTTTTGTTTCTCTTGGTGCACCACCTACCGCTTTTGTTACCAGTGTGATTGTCTCATCTGTGTTACCATTGAGTGAACCAGTCATTTCAAATACTGTAGCACCATTTACATCTACACCTGACGCGATATAAGAATACTCTATTTTAATAGTGTTACCATTACCCGGTCTCTTACCAAGAATATTATCACCAAATTTAACTTCATAAAAGCCGTCACGAGTTTCTTCTAAGAAATATACTTCACTCGTATCATCTAAATTTACCATATTAGTATTAAGTGAATATACCTTTGCAGCATTAGTAGATCCTGAATCTGTAACAGTAACTTTAATTGAACTCGCATTTACATTTGCTTGTGGTAATATATACTGTTCAAATACATTGTTTTGATATGTGTATGATACTGATGTAAGTGTACCTTGCTCGATAGCTATATTAGAAAAGTTCCAACCATTGTTAAATGAAATCGTACTTGTATCTGAAGCAAACATTGGAAAATCAACACCATCAATAGTTGTTTTAAATGCTGTACCTCTTTCCATGGTTAATGGTAATGGAGTATTAGTTCCATCATGATTCCATAATGGTGTAGCAGTTGCATCATAATTCATTCTTACATTAACATAAGCAATAGAAGGCGCAATCGATTTAGGTGTATATCCTAATAGCTTAGCGTGAGACACAATAGAAGTTCGTAGCTGAGCAGTATCAAGAAATGTTTCATTTAATGCAAAGTTAGCATTCATTGAGTTGATATGTGTTACATATGCTAACACATCAATAATGGTTGACATCGCAGATCCATCATAGTTATAGTCATTAAATGTTGTATCTGTTGCTTGCATATATGCAACTAGATTTTGTTTTATCTGATCAAAATCCAGTTCACTTGCTGTAATTCTTCTTTCGATTGCCATTATCGTAATCTCTCTATTGTGGTAGCAATATCAATTACTTCATTTGTTGATACTACTCTACCGGTTACTGTTATAAATACATCATTCTCTGAAGCTGCCGCTTGAATGTTTACGTTAAGTACTTCTATTCTTGGTTCATAATTTCTTAAAGCAACCTTTATATTTGTTGCCATATTAGCAGCAGTTATATTTGTCATATTCTCAAATAAATATGCTCTTAGGTTTGCACCAAAGTTATAATCAAATGGTCTTTCACCATGATTTGTGCGAAGTATGTTAAGACAACTTTGGATTACTGCTGCATTATTCTTTTTTATTCCAACGTCATTGGTATTAGGATTTTGCTTAAAAGAAAAATCTAAATCTTTATACGTTGCTGGTCGTGCTATCTGTGCCATATATCTTATTTATACTAGTTAGTGTTAGGTCCTGCAGTATTTGCTTGATTTACATTATTAGAACCGTGTGTATGTGTATCAAGTGTAATAGTATCATCAGCTATTCTTGTTTCACCGATTAACTTACTTGTACCAGTCACAGTAACATTACCATCTAATTTAATTTCACCTTTATGTATAGTCGTTGAGCCAGCCGCCTCAGTAGTTGAGTACTGAGATTTTATTGTTAGGTTTGCTGAGTCCTCTCCACTCACAGTTAAATTCATATCACCGGTATTCAACACAGTAGTTGTACCGCCAATTGTTGCTAGTGCATTACCTGTTACATTAGCCTCTATATTGCCACCTACATTTGCTGTAAGATCTTTTGCTACTGATAACTTAACATCACCACTTACAATAATCTTTACACTACCTTTAACCTCAATCGTATCATTACCTGCTACTAACTGATAATTATCATTTACAATTCTTTCTACCTTTGCACCATTCGGTCCTATCTCATATTGAGTACCACTCTTATGTCTTTCTTTTATACGTTCAATTCCAGGTGTATCATCGTATTCTTTAACGTGTCCGCTCTCTGTTTCATATACATGGTTATATGGATATGTTGGATCGTATGGACTTACTGGTTCATACTTACCGCTTTCTTCATTTGCATGCGGGTCATTCTCACCCCTTACTCTTAAATTATTATCTTTTACTTCAGCAGTTCTTGTAGGTAAACTTCCTACAACTAAAAATTCTTGCATTGCTGGATCAAGAAACATACCACAAACTAAACTGCCTTGCTCTCTTATATCACCTGTTTTTGGAACATCTGATCCTGTATAAAATCCATAATCAGGTGCAACATCCGTAATTGTTTTAACTTCTAAAGCTTCTTCTACCGATTGCCCCGCCGGTCCTGAAGTTACTGCTCTAAATGCTGGGCTCTGTATTGGCTCAGGTAGAAGATCCCCTGTTTTCCATAATACTTCTTCTTTTAAATTAACCGAATGACCTTGGCCAAGTGTTGCGGGTGTATTAGCAGGCATAATAACATTTGACCACCCGAGTTCTTTAACTGGTATATCATCATGAAATCCATATACACTTACCTTTACCCTTCCGAGTTTTTCTGGATCATTAATATCTTTTACTTCACCAAACTGATACATTATGCGTACTCTCTTAATAGTTTAACATTTTGAACATAATCTAGTCCACCGCCATCATCTGATCTTGTAAATATATGATTTACATTAGCTACAATATATGCTCCATTAGATATACTTGATGCAATATCTGAACCACCCAATTCTAAAAGAATAGATTTACCAGCTCCTAAATATGGGGATGGAGACATACCGCTAACATTAATAGTATTATTATATATTCTTTTTCTTAAATTTATTGCAGCTTGAGTAGTAGGTGAATCAACCTCATGAAATAAAGATTTTTGTTCATATGTTTCTGGTTCTTCATCGGAGTGCGGACCAGGTGGTATAGTAATTGGTCGACCATATATAAACTCTGATATTTTATACCTTGATTCTATAGAACCAGAGGTATTTGCTATTCGAGGGTGTTTCTTTATATTAGTTTTATCTAATTCTACGTGATGAAGTTTATGCCCATATTCTCCTCTACGAAGTTTATCGCTGTGATGCATTCTATATTCTTCTAATTCAAATATACTAGCATTACCTTGTTTTTTATCATGACCTCGTTCTAAAGTTTTTAACGTAATATTCTCATAAGATATTTTAAACTTATTATCACCAAGTGTATGAAAATCTACTGACATTGAATAGAGTGATGCAAATCTACAGTTTCCTTGATCCCAAAATCTTTGATAAAAATAAAATCCAGTATTTTCATCATCTACTGCTACATATGCAACATTTGCAATAGCTTCTAATGCTGATATATGTGGAACAATATATTTTCCTTTTGTTTTAGATAATGTATTAACTATTAATTTGCTATCTTTACCAGTACCAGCTATAAATATGCCTTCCATAACATCATTAGCAGTACCATTAAATGCAGCATTTATATCACTTAGTTTTAAACTAAATTCTTCTTGACTAATTAAATGCATTACATATGACTTCTCAGATTTAAATATTTTCATTTGATTAATGCCATCAATCATAAAAGTCATGAATATTTTTTCATTTAAATATGAAAGTTCAAGAGAAATTGGAATTAATCGATCATGGTAGGCAATTACTTCATCAAAAAAGTTTCTACCATCAAGCATTTGTATATTACCTTTTACCATACCATTTATACTTTCAAAGAAAGACATGCCTGATACCATATTAGTAATATCGGTTGTAGCAGCTACTACTTTAAAAGAATCGACTATCATATTATGCCATTGATGTTATAAATGCTTGTGCTACAGTGTTTATATGTTCAGGTTTAATTGTTTTAATTTGCCTATTTTGATCTGTAATAGCTGTCTCATAATCGATTAATGTATAAGGAACTGTTACATCACTACGTCTTACTCTAACACCAGATGTATTTCTATGGTGATGCGGTGCATAAGCCTGCGACTTAATAAAATTACACGTGACAGAATCTTGAGAATTAATACCATTAATCGTTTCACCAGTTTCATTAAATGTACCAGATGTTAAATCAATTGTGACATAACCTAAATTAACATGTATCTCTTTAATTTTTCCTAAAGCTCCAGATACACCACCTTGTACTGTTTCACCAAGTATAAATTTATTATTAAGATCATCATCGGTATCGGCAGCTAAGTACTGATATTTATTTGTGCAATATTCTATTAGCTGTGCTGATCCCATTGGCCAATCATCCCATATATTTTTTATTTGCGGGTTAAGTAATAAGAATGTCCAATGATAAATTTCAGTATTATATAATCTTTTCGAAAGAATATCTGGCCTTTCTCCATCTATAATAGTTGTAGTTTGATAAAAACCACCACTATTTAATAATTCATCACTTACTTTAGCGCGTGCAGTTAAATTTTTTAATACATCTATATTACCAGATCCATCTACATCAATTGCTACATTGTTTATATTTGAAAAATACATTACATACCTCCGTCGATATCTTCTTTATAAATTGGAACAATCTCTTTTAATGTTATACTCAATCCAACTTCAACTGGATTATTACCTTCTATAAAGTATGATGCATTATTTGGGTTATATGTAACATTAACTGATTCAATAACAAGAGGAGGCAACTGAATCATATTTCCTGCGCCGTGATGTGTTACTACAACATGCTCAGGAACTTGCACTTTAAGACCATCGATTACTGAAGCATGAGCAGCATGTCTAAATTGTTTAATAATTTCCACAACTTCATCAGATTCTTGTTTACTATCTGGTAAAAATGTAAATGTATATGAAAAACTTCTTAAACCCGTTGATCCATATGCCATATATTCATGTGGATTAGTTGCTTTACCAGAAGATCTTTGATATTCATCAAGAACAACACCAGTTCCAGCCGCACCAAGAAAGGTACCGGCTTCAGTACCTTTATCAGCAGCTAGTTTTCCAAAAGTACTTGTCGCTCCTTTACTAAATTTTTCTGCTAAAAATCCAATGGCACTACCGGCTCCAATCATTCCAGCTGTTATGGCCATTGATGTAGCACTCTCTGCCTGTATCTCTCCTTTAAGAGCACTTTCTAATGTTCCAAAGGTTTTTCGTGATTGTTCATTATATACTAGAGTATCATTTATTTGAATATCAGTAGGCATATACATTGCTATGGAACCTTTAAACTCTCGTAATACTGGTTTCATAAATCCTTTCTCTGATGCTGCAGAAGCAGCTTTCATTATAGTAGAACCTGGTTCTATTTTCTCTTCCTTAGTTTGACCTGCTCCCGTAGTAACAGTTCTTGTCAAATTAGAAGTATTTCCAAGTAATGCTGTTTCAATTTGGGCAGCACTGGCAAACCCCATGGGTTTAGCATCAGTCACGTCAGATAATTTAGCTTTTCCATCTCTCTTATAAAAGCTTTTGTATTGTTTATACTTATCTTTAGGCAATACACTCATAAATTCAAAGAATACAAATGGCTCAGTAGCATCTTTATCAATATGGTTTTTTGCCATATTTTTTGCATGTACACTTGATTGATTACTATTATAATTTACAAATTTTCCTGAAAGAGATCCTCCAACAGTATGTGGATATTTTAATGAAAATTCCGTTCCAGTTCTAAATGCACCTCCACCAGCTTGTCCAAAATTGGGTTCACGAAAGGCATTTCTGCCTTCCTGATAAAGTTCGTATTGTTTATACATTTCGCTGACTGATATTGCCATAATTAGTCCTTTGGTTTGTTATATAGTTATTTATAACGATTTGTATAAATAGTTGTATGAAAAAAACATATTCTGGATCATGGAAACCAAAGAACCTTGCTAAGTATAAAGGTGA